AAAACCGGCTCTACTGAGTTAGCTAAACTCAGATGTCAATGGCGATGGTTCGATGACATCGTCACCAAAATTAGCAACCCCCCCGTTGCCAGCGGGGACTCTTGGGCGTGGTACGAAACACCTGAGGGTAATCTGGCTTTTAAAACTAGAAATAAGGTCAAGCCGGCCTGGGCCCCCCTTCTATTCGGAAGGGACCCTTCAAAACTTTCTCACGCCAAACTGCGTATGCCAACACTTGAGGGACATCAAGGTGCGCAAGTAGTTGTCAAGAGCAGTTATGAGGAAGCACTCGAGTGGCACTCGAGAATCGTGGCGGATAGTATGGGTATGGATCCGTCAGAAATCATTACCCGCGCGGAGGTGGTCCGCACATTTAACCAAAATCCATACGTGGATAACCACCTCAAAACAGTCAAGGAGACCCACCCACTCTTTGATGGTGTCAATGACGGGATGGATGGCCTGCTAATAGCCGATCGGGAAACCGTTTGGGACTCAATGCAGCGCTATGGGCCAAGGATGGAGCCCGAAAACCTATCTAACTCCGAAATAGATCGCATCGCATCAGCAATGTTTTGGAGAAACCCGGGTCTTTACGCCCACGCACAATTAACGCCTCTTAATAAAGTTGTAAAGAACTTAAAGGCGTCACCAGGTTACCCTCTCCTGTTTATCAAGCAAAAGAGGGATTTAAGGCGTCAGAAGACGTTGATGCCTATATTAAACGCATCGAGAAACACCCTAGCCTATGACACGGTGGCAGAGGGAATATCTCATGTCTTTCCAAAAAGTCAAGCAGTATGGAAAGACAAATTGCTAATACCGGGTAAGCTCCGGACTATTGTTGGTGTCGGGATTGTGTCGCAAACCCGAGGTCGCATCATCAATGGGGACATTAACGACCGCCGTGATCCATGGAACGCCCCTGGGAAACCAGGGATGCCCATGACGGGCCGTGCATTTAATGAGATGTACAAGGCATCGGAGCATCACACACATCATTATTCCTTAGACGGGACGAAATACGACAGCACTGTAGCAAGGCAAGTAGTCAAAGTCTCATCCCGACTTAGGAAAATGGGTTACGAATGGCACCCAGACGCAGAGCACATATGTCGTGCGATCGAAGCCATCGAGGAGACCGTGGCGCAGTCTCACTTAGTCAATTTATGCGCCGACAAAGTGGATGACCCCCTCCGCCACATGTACAAAATGGGGGGGATAGCAACTGGTCACGAATCGGTTACCGAAGATAACACACAGACACTTCAGGTTACCGTAGTAGCGACACTTTGCCGACTCTGGCACGTTACGCCAGAATTTGTGATAGACGCGATCTCTCTCGAAAACACAGGAGACGACAACTTTCTGCACTGTAGTAGAGAGATAGATCAAGTCGAATTTAAGAGGATCGCAAAGGAACTCACAGGCGTCGAGTTCCGCTTTGAGGACGCCAAAAAAGGAAGCTTAGAGGGCATTGAATTCCTTGCCAAAACAGGATATTTAATGCAGCCTTCCGATATCGACGAGCTGGAAAGGTTCGATATCAATACAGACGGATTGAAGTATAAGGTTGTCCATAACCGAGATACTCTCCGAATGCGCTACGTGACCTTGCGACAAGACGGTCACACTCGAAAGTCG